TTAACCAATTGATAAAGAAAATACTATTTTTGTTAAGTTTACCTTCATTAAGATTATCAACAGACTTTAAGCTCATCTCGGTTCCATAATTATAGTATTTATATAATTTATCTTTCGATTGAGAATAAGAATCATCGCCGCCAAATGAAAACCAAATATAGGCCTTGTCATCATGAAAGTTATAACTACTATCTAAACTTCTCAAAAACTCTGCCATAATGACTGTTTTACCAGCTCCTGTTGGGGCTTTAAAAGTTATTTCTGCTCTTCTATTCCCACTTTTCCAAATCCCTAAAAATGATTCACTTAATGATTCAATAGCTGCTTTTTGAAATTCTTTTAGTTCTATCATTTTCTGTCACCCATTTTTGTGTTGATCTCTTTATAAATTTCAATAATTGGCTCAGGAATATCTTCAACTTCAATATTCTTTGGTAAATAATTATATAGTCTTTTATCAATTCTACCAAATGAGAAGATGTACAACTTAGTTGTCTTCTCATTAATTGCTTCTATTAAATTACTAAAATTGGATAAGTCTTCTCTAAAATAAACTGCTGTATACTTTGAATTACTTCTGTTCGCAAATATTTGATAGTAATCATTTTTTTCTATATAAATAAAAGTGTCTTCTTTAATTGCAATCATTTCGCCAGCTTTATCTGCTAACTCTTTTCGCGCATCATCATTAAGAGACTCAAGTTGTTCAACTTCAACATTCTCTGTTTTAAAATATTGCAAATTGCCACCTAATCCAGTCTTCTTATCTCTTATGGTTTGAACACCAAATATCTTAAAAACATTCTTATCTAGTTTTTTCTCTAATTTATCATAAACATCTTTATTATCATTAATTATGCCATCTATTTCAGACTGCAATTCCGATAAGCTCTGAGTTAAAATATTTACATTAAGTTTCTTTTCATAAAGTACTTTTTTATTTTTCCCATTATACTCATAACCTTTAATAACGTTATGAATTCTTGGATACGTTACTTCTGTGCATATATTATTCTCATTATTTGTACATAAAATAAATCTTCTGTTCCCTTCGTCTTCAAGATTCATTTCAAGAACTGCATGACCAGTTGTTCCCGACCCCGCAAAAAAATCTAATATAATTGCGTTTTTATTTTCAGTGGCAACTTCTAAACTATATTTAACTGCAGGTAGAGATTTAGGATAAGGAAACTTCTCTCTAGCTCCCAATATTTCAGCAAGAATTGTTGTCCCATATTCACTCGCTGAAAATGTTGAATCATCCCAAATACTTTTTGGTTGCTCGCCCTTTAAGCCTCCTTTAAATTTAAAGTAAACTTGATATTCAGTACCATTTTTTTCACACCACAATTCATTTTTTTCAAGTAGCGCTTTTATTCCCTTCTTATCTCTTCTCCATATTCTTTTATATCCCTTTTTATCTATTGGTAGAATTTCGACTGGTAATTTTTCTTCTGTACTTGTTTTACCTGTTTCAGGATCAAAGTAAATTGGGAAATATCTATCTCTTATAGTACCATCGCCTTTTATGGCTTCACTGTCGACACCTTGTTTTCTTAAATTCATTTTTAAATAAAAGTTACCATCTTCATCTTTGATGTAATTGTGACTCTTCTCTTCGGGATTTTTATAGATTTGTTTTATCTTTGCTGCTGAACTCTTTCCATAATAAAGAGCATATTCATGGACTTGAGATATCTTTCTTTTATTCATGCGACCTTTTGGATTATTTCTAATTGTAACAACACCTAAAAAGTTATCTGCATCGAATATTTTGTTCATTAATAACCATAAATTCGGAAGTTCATAGTCGTCAATCGTCGCACAAATTATACCGTCGTCAGTTAAAAGATCTTTTGCAAGAATTAATCTTTTCTCCATCATATTTAACCATTTACTATGTCTGTAACCATCATCTTTAACAACATAATGATTATTGTATTTCCAATCTTTTGCGCCAGTATTGTATGGAGGATCAATATATATAACATCTATCTTTCCTTTGTGGGTATAGTTTAAGCATGTTAATGCATGATAATTATCTCCTTCAATAATCAAATTATCTTCAAATAAGTCAGAAACTATTTCCTTATCAGAAACCCTCACTAAAACTGGTAAGTTTTTCGAGCATTCTAACACTATTTTCTCTGGTTCTTTTTCTTTGTCCCAGACTAATCCAAGCTTATTGTTTTTAAGCTTTTGCTGAGTTAATTCTAACTCAGCTATCAATTGCTCTTTAGTATAGTTAACATAATTAGTCATTTTATTTCTCCAGCCAATGCTTAAATTATACATTTTTTTCATTACTGATAGTAGATATGTTTTGGTTTAAACAGCTAATATGAATTACTCATAAAGATTCTTATACCTAAAATTGGACAGCTATTTTTCCGAAATGGTATAATTATAGTATAGAAAAATACTATTTGTTCTCACTTATAGTATCCATTGATTTCACTTTAAGAGTCGGTTCACCTCAATTTCCCGACTCTTACTTTATTTAATCAAGCAATTTTTGTCCTATACGGACGAGGTGTAAAATATGAAAAACTTAATAGAATTAGTAACGTTCATTCTTTGGACATTTTTAATTATTGACTTCTTTCAAGATCGCTTTGCGGCGAAATTAGCTAAGAAGTTGGAAATCAATGATCGCAAATAAAATATTTAGCATAAATTTAGCCGCATTCATTTACTTGGTATCGAAGATAGAACCTCGACTTTCAAAAGATCAAAATGGAAACGTTTTTTTTATATTTCCAAACGATCCTTCTGTTTCTTTAATAATAAATGTTTATCGCGGCAATCGAGTCAATGTTGACTTGAAAGATTACTTAGAGTCATATCGTTATATCAGAAGTATGATGAGGACTTTTAAATAATGAAGAACGCCGCACGTAGATCCCCTACTCCTCCACACATAATATTTCGTAAGGATACTCACCTTACAAGAGGTAAAAAGAATGCCAATAAGTAACTCATTAACTGAAGCTCAGTTAAGAGCAATACAAATTTTAGTTTATCAACGTAAAAACAAGGGAGAAACCGCTCGAATAGTAGGCGTAACTCCTGATGCTGTGTCTGATTGGTTTAAATCAAAAAGGTTCATTGATGCATTACAAGATGAAATGAGATTTAGTTTCCAAGAAATCGCACTAGAAGCAAAAGAAGTTCAATTGGACTTAATGAGAAATGCTCAATCAGAGAATGTTAAAGCAACACTCACAAGAGACTTCTTATCTAGAGCAGGATATGATGCGACTACAAAAACGGAAAATACAAATACTGAAGTAGTAGTTGAGTTTAAGAAGAAAGATGAAAGTAAGGATTAATGAAGAAGCTTTCAATCCTATTTATTATCAATACTTAGAAGATTATAGCTATAGATACAATATGTATATGGGAGGTTCCGGATCTGGAAAATCCCATTTTATTACTCAGAAACTAATAATCAAAGCTTTACAATCTAAACGCAAAATTCTAATTATGCGCAAAGTTGGCCGCACCATCAAGGATAGCGTGTTTGCTTTAATGCTGTCTATCTTGCAAGACATAGGCTTATATTCTTACTGTCAAATTAACAAAACGAATTACACAGTAACTTTCCCAAATGGTTCAACATTCCTATTTAGTGGAGTCGATGATCCCGAAAAACTTAAATCAATAGCAGACATAACTGACTGCTGGCTTGAAGAATGTTCTGAATTCAATGAAGATGATTTTCTACAAATCGATCTTCGATTACGATCACCTTTACCAGACAATCAAATATATCTGTCTATGAACCCAATTAGCAAAGCTAACTGGACATATAAACGATTCTTTGCTGATAAAGTCGGTGAACAATGGATCGAAAAGAAAACACCACCGCAAAATACTTTTATATTAAAAACAACATATATTCACAACAATTTTCTTCCCCAAAGCTATATTGATGGACTAGAAAGTTTAATAGAAACAAACCCTGTTTACTATCGAGTTTATGCATTAGGCGAGTTCGTTTCACTTGATAAGTTAGTTTACACTAATTGGAAAGTTGGAATTGCGCCAATAGATAAAGCAAATCTTGATTTGATCGTTGGACTAGATTTCGGTTATGTGAATGATCCATCTGCGTTAGTTGAAGCTTATGTAGATAAGATAAATAACAGAATTTATGTAACACGTGAAATGTCTGAGAAAGGATTACTTAACAATAGAATCGCCGCTCGTATTAAAGATATGGGTCTGGCAAAAGAATATATCGTTGCAGACAGTGCAGAGCAAAAGAGCATCGCAGAACTTAAGAATCTTGGTATATCAAGAATCTATCCAGCTTCAAAAGGCAAAGGTAGTATTCTTCAAGGAATTCAGAAGTTACAGCAATACGAGATTATAGTTGCGGCGAAATGTATCAATACAATCGCTGAATTAGAAAACTATAGTTGGCGTAAAGATAGAAGTACTTCAGAGTATATTAATGAACCTTCTGATAATTACAATCATTGCTTAGATGCTTTAAGATATGCAATTCAAAAGTTCGACAAACAAACCAAGCTTAAAACAATGAATAAATCGGTTTTAGGTTTGTAGAGGTAATAATGAAATTTAAGATTAACAAGGAGACACCATTAAGTAATGATCTAATCAGAAAATTACTTGATCTACATACATCTGACGAAGTTAGAAAACAACGACTTGGTGACTACTATATTGGAAAACAAGCAATTCTAAATAGAGTAATGAGCGATAAATCAAAACCAAACAATAAAATCGTCCATAGCTACGGTAATTATATTACTGATAGCGTTGTTGGTTATTTTATGGGACAGCCTATAAAGTATGCGGCGAAAGACTCTAAATTTGAGGGTTTAACCGCAAAGATAAAAGAAATATTTGAATATAATGATGAACAAGCTGAGAATATTGAGCTTGCAAAAGATGCATCAAAATACGGAAAAGCATATGAATTACTTTGGATCGATGAAGATTCTGAGATTAGATTTACAAGACTTGATTCAATTCACTCATTCCCTATTTTCGATAATAGTCTCAATGAAGAATTACTATACTTCGTTAGATATTATCCAAATGATTTAACTGATCTTGAAAGTCACACTGTTGAAGTTTATTCAGGAAGCGATGTTTCATTCTTTCAATGGAAACCTGGTGAGTTATACATGGTTAACGAAATACCTCACAACTTTGGAAGCGTTCCAGTTGCGATATATCTTAATAATCAAGAAGGAGTTGGTGATTATGAACTCGTAGTATCTTTGATAGATGCATACGATAAGTTAAATTCCGATTCAGTAAATGACTTTGAATTATTCGCTGATGCTTACCTAACTCTAAAAGGTATGGACAGCTCAACAACAGAAGATGTAGCAGAAATGAAAAATAATAGAATTCTATTACTACCTCAAGATGGCGAAGCTGAATGGTTAGTTAAAAACATCAATGACACTTACTTTCAAAACACAATCAGCACATTAGATAAAGATATTCATAAGTTTGCAAAAATCCCCAATATGATGGATGAATCTTTTGGTTCAAACTTAAGTGGTATAGCTATTAAATATAAACTTATAGCTCTCGAAAACAAAGTATCAATTAAAGAATCATATTTCAAAAAAGGATTACAAAAACGAATTGAATTGATCAATAGAATTTTAAATCTCATGGGTGGTAACTTTGAATATTTAGGACTAGATATTATATTTAGTCGTAATCTACCAGTCAATGAGCTAGAACAAGTTCAAATGGCAAATCAAGTTAATGGCTTGGTATCAGATGAAACTATGTTAAGTTTGTTATCCTTCGTAAATGATGCGGCGAAAGAGCTTGATAAACGCAATTCACAACTTGACAGTATTCAACCAATACTCCCTCTTGAAAATAATATTGAAGTTAACCAAACTCAATAAACAGCGCTAAAAATGAATAAATTTAAGCGCAAAATTATCGCACTAGAACTGAAAGCTTCACTTTCTTCAAAGTCCTTAATAAAAAAACAGAAAATCGCCATTGAGCAATTACAATTTGATATTCAGTCAAAAGTAATAGAAATTGTTGCGATTCAAAAAAATAATGTACTTTCAAAAAGCCTTGCATTGAAAAAATTTGAACTAAATGGAATTGTTGAAAAATACTTCTCAGACTTAACAAAGTCACAACAGAAGGATGTTTCAAATCTATTAACAAATATATACAACCAAACTCGAATCGAACTTGGAAACTCTTTAGGTCGACCATTTGATGTTACTAATGTTTTTCAGCTTAAAGGTTTACTTGCAAGATCTGAAAGTAGTCTAACAATATCTCAGCGGATTTGGCATAACAACGCTGTCGTTTCGGATAGGGTTAATAAAGACATTGCGAGACTTTTATATAACAATTCAAACCCTGAAGATATCAAAAGAGCTTTAATGAACGATTTCAATGTTAGCTATAATTCAGCAGATCGTTTAATAAGAACTGAATCTTCTAAATTTTATAATTCCGCCGCACTGGATAGTTACAAAGATGCGGGGATCGAGTATGTTGAATTTTTAGCAGAAGCAGATGCCTGCGAAGAACATTGCCAACCAAATGACGGCAAAGTATTTCAAATAGGCACAGGTGAGGTTCCTCCACTTCACCCAAATTGCAGATGCACAATACTCCCAGTTATTAACTAAATGTCGTAAGGGCTTAGACACTAAACAAGAACTAATAGAGGGCTATTGAAACAGTATAGTACTCAGAGGAATTATGGAAGACACAACAAATACAAACAATTTACAAACTACTGATCAGCCGGCAGCAAAGTCTTATACTCAGGAAGATGTAGATAAATTAATCCAAATTGAATCAGATCGCAGAGTAACTCAAGCTCTAAACCGCAAAGAAAAAGAATTAAGCAAAAAACTCACAGAAGCAGAAAAATTAGCAAAGATGAGTGAAGAAGATAAATATCGTTATCAGCTTGAACAAAAAGAAGCTGAACTTGCGGCGAAAGAGAAAGAATTTACTTTAAGAGATAACAAAATTGCAGCTATGAAGGTTCTATCAGAAAAAGAAATGTCTGCTAATCTTGTCGATTTTATTGTCCACGAAGATGCAGAAGTAATGTTCGAGAATATAAATAAACTTGAAAAATACGTCAAATCTATCGTTGCAAGCCAAATAAAGTCAAGACTTGCAAGCACTACTCCAAAAGTCGGGACTGGACTTAGTAAAGAATTTACAAAAGAAACATTCGCCAAACTGAGCTTAGCACAGCAAGCACAATTGGCATCAAACAATCCTGAGCTATATAAAGAGCTCACAAGCAAATAAGGAGGTTAACTTATGGCAAATACAGTATATGAAAACTTTGTTTTAGAAAACAAACTATCAGATTTACTTAATACAAAACTAAACACTCGCTCAATTATGAAAATTGATTCCAACCTAGTTGGAGAAGCGGG